TGTTTTTTCTCAGTTATTAGTTTTCCTCCCTTGCGATAATGGAATATAATATCATTATCCAGTCCAACTTTTTTACAAATAAGTTTTACATACCTGTTAAAATGTTGAATACTTAAACAGCGTGAAATTTCACCATCGTATTTTCTGTAAATCTCCCTGACATAGTCATGAAGCGGAATTATAACTTTTTTGCCTGTTTTTTTCGTGACTTTATGAATGAAATCTCCCTGAAAATTATCCTTTGTGAGTGTATTATAATCAGAATACCTCAATGCAGTCAGACAGCCAACCACGAACAAATCACGTATTCTTTCCTCAAATTTTGTTAGTCCCTTAAAATAGTAAATTCGGGTTATTTCATTTAAGCTAAGGAATACAGCAAATGTTTCCTCACTATCAATGTTTACATCATCATAACTAAAATCTACGGCATAACCGTAAGTTCCGGCCTTCTTGGCCATTGATTTGATTAGCGCTATTAGTGCCTTAATGTAGTTTAGTTTTAAGTCCTGCTCCTCAAGATATATTATAAAGTCATCAATAAATTGTTCATTGATACTATTCGTAAAAATATTTGCATCATATTTTTCGGAAAATAGTTCAATGTGTTTGACAAGACTTTTGTAACTCCATTCGTAACTATTACTCATTCTCTTTGACTTCCTTCTAACCGTATCTTTGATAAATTCGGTAAACAATACCCCTGTCTTTGGTTCATGTTGACGGATGTGGTTTATATAATCCCGCTTTCCCTCGTATTGTCCATGTAAAATTTTTAATGCTGCTGTCATAGTTTTTAATTTATTAATTACTCATCTCTTCTCGTTCTAAAACTTTTAAAATTAGCGTATCTTCTTTGACCGGTTCCTTTTTGATATTCAATTTCCAATAATTCATATACTTGCTGATGGGTTATACATGGATCATCTCTCAATAATCTAGCATAATCATTCCAAAAAAGAGAAACAAACCCTTTCCTGGTCAGCATTTGAATTTGTCTATCGGTCAACATTTTGAGACATTTTAAAGTGCCGCCTATCTTCAAAAAATATCTTATCCCAGAATTGAGGATTGTACTGAGAAATTTTAAGCATTTTACTGTTTTCTCTAAATCTGCTTTTGATTTCTTCAAAATACAATTCAATTGCCGGAGTTTGCTTCATTACATCAGATATTCTATGAAACAAAACGTTAGGCATATCATCCTTTGCAATTCTAAGGGAATTAATCTCATCATATAAAAAAACAACATCCTTCAATAAACGTGGCAACATTGAATCATCTGGTCTGGTAAGTAATAAACTTGTATCACCAATTTTAATCAGATTAGCAAATGTTGAAACAATCAATGCATTACTTTTTTCAATTTCAGTTCCATGGTCAGCATAAGTGTCTATGACACTTATGAGCCAGCGGAGAGTTAATTCATTGCACCATTTTTCAGCATTAATTTCAACTTCTTTGAAAAAAAGTTTCTTACTTTTCTCTAATTCATCTCCACGGCGTAAATTTTGAATAAGTTTTATAAGTTCATCTTTTATCATAACTCTTTTGTATCAATTATTATTAATTTTATTTTCTTGGTATTGTATCTTTCGAACATTTTACGCCACCACCAAATTGGTCTTACAGTTAAATGTACCTGATGACCTTCATATTTTGTACTTGCAGGACGTGTGCATATAGCATGGATTGTTCCCAATTCTGAAATTTCAATAATTTTTTTTATTGATTCATCTACCTTTTCCAGCGGTAAGTGTTCAAGAACATCAGTGGAAATAGTATAATTAAAAGACAGATATTCAGGGATATTCCAAACAGGATATTCATATAATCTAAGTGAATTAATTCTGTTTTTTATTGCAGATTCTATTGTAATATCATTTCCAAATACATTACAATGATTATTGAGAGCTTTAAAAGTTGTTCCATCTCCGCAACCAATTTCCAATACTGAAGTATCTCCGGATGGAACAATACTTTTAACAAATTCAGCAAAATTATTTGCAGAAAGTGAGGTATAATTAACTAATCTCCAAAGATCAGTATACTTCTTTTTTTCAAATTCTTCTACAGTCATACTAAAGAATTTAGAATTTCAACTCTTTTTTTATTCACTATTTCTAACCTGAGATTATCAATAATATATTCCCAAGCTAAGGAGTTATATTTTGAAAAATTAACCTTCTCATTTAACATCAATTCTAATTTTTCTCCATACTCTTTAGCATCTGAATAAGTTATTGCTCCAGGGAGTCTCCATTCATCCCAGTCAGGAACCAAGCACACAGCGCCCGCAAATGTTCCTTCTATATATGCTATGTTACTTTTACATTCATTAAAAAGTGATCGAATCAAAGGAACATGCATAATACGTGAAGCAAGTTTATATATCTGCTTAAAATATAATATTGGATCAGTTGCATTAACGTGTTTATGATTTTTTGCTTCCGGAATGAACCAAGGATTAAACCCAAAATACATAAAATCCCAGTCTTTATATTTTTCCTGAGCATTAAAGATCTGGTCAGCATAATAAAATAAATCAAGATTATGTGTATCAGAACCTCTCCATAATACAGTTTTATTAGTTTTTATCTTATTTTCTCTATACGAAAATAATTTTTCATTAAATGCATTTGGAACTACATGAATATTACTGTTTAGCTCACTAAATGATTCTTTCAATTTCTTTGTTGAAACAGTAACTACATTAGCAAGTTGTATAGTTTTAATTATGTTTTTCTGAACATCAGTATTAGAAAATAGCTGATGACTCCTATTATCTTTTGGAATATTCAATAATTGATCATCAAAATCTATCCAAATTGGAAGATTTATTTCTCTGCAATACTGGGCCATTTTTAAAGCAACTGCCTGGTATGGACGTTGCATAAAAATAGCATCATATAAAAATAAAGTAGCCCAGGACATATCCCTTAAATCTTTAAAATCCATTGATGTTATCTCTAGTTGCATCTGATTTTTAAGATCATGCAGGACTCCATTTGCCCTATAAAAACTTGTAGAATCATTTTTGTTTACAGTCAGTACTAATAATTTCATATTCAATATTTTAAAAGTTAAAAATTTAATTCTCTAATGCTATGACTTTCATACGGTTTAATTTTATCGCTTGACATATAGCCTCCAATTGCATTTATTAAGGCTATTAGTCCATCAATTTTCTCCTGTGATTTCTTTTTATCAAGTTTTATATTATCATTTGAGTCAGTATAAGGAACTGCATTACGAAACATCCAGCGTAAAACTGGATCACTCATTAAATCAATTGTACTGCTTTCCACAAGTCTCTGTAATTCGCGTGTTGGTTCACTCATATTTCTTATTCCCTGAGCAAATTCATCAAGAATGCCACTTAATCCTTTCTTTTGCAATCCTTGTACAGTACCATGATATGCTTTGGCAGGATCAAATGCTATATTCATACAATTATAATTTTTTACTATCTGATATATTTTATTTACCTGCTCATCAATATCAATTATATTACCCTCAGTAACAAAAATATATCCTTCATTAACCCACCTGCGATAATCAACCCTATCTTCCTTCTCAATAACCTTACTTTCCGGAATAAAATAGAATACCTTTGCAACAGGTCTGCCCGATATATTTGGAAAATATAAAGCAAATGCATTAATATCTACATGACTTGCCAGGTCCAGACCTCCATAACAAGTTTGTCCGGTTAACATTTCGAGAGAAATATCATGATGACATTTTACAACTTTTTCATCCTGAATCCAGACGGTTGGAGCATCAACCCATATATTAAGATTTTTTGTTTTAAAAGAAACTTCCTTTTGACCTCCCTGATTAATTGCTTTTTCACATTCAGATTTCATTTTTTCAGGTAAGACTGTAATATCATAATTTGGATTTGCCTTTTGCCAGATTTTTTCATCTTTCCAATTATCTCCATCATCAATGGTATAAATCAATACGAAAATATCTTCCTGAATTTTTATCTCTTTAAGAATATCTAAACAAAAATTACGAAAATCAAAACAAGGGCGTGTCTTATCTAGTCCTGCAGTTGTGATAATAAAAACAAGTGATTGTTCCCGGGCAACTGTTGCAGATTCAATTGATTCTAATACATCTGTTTCCTTCCATTCATGAAACTCATCAATTATAGCTGCTGAAGGATTAATGCCATCCAAACCATATGAATCACGGCCCAGTGGTTCCATTTTTGAACCATTTTCCGGTATGGATACATTGTTTGTTACAAATTTTGGCTTTAAATACTCCTTTAATTCCCTGTTTTTCTCAATAAATTTCTGTGCCTGATTAAAACAAATCTTAGCCTGATCTTTCTTTGTTGCAGCACAGTAAACCTCTGCTTCAGGTTCATCATCAAAACCCAAAAGATAATCAGCAATTCCGGCAGCAAAAGCAGTTTTACCATTCTTTTTAGGAATTTCTATATAAGATTTTGTAAACCTCCTGGTGCCTTCAGCCTTTTTCCATCCAAAAATGATATAACATGCTGCACATTCCCACGGCTCTAATATAAATGGCTTGTTAGCAAATTTTCTTCCCTTTGTATGTCTTAATAAGCTGAAAAATTTCATTACACGTTCAGCTGAATGTTTATCAAAATACCATCCTTTTTCAGCAGCAATCATTAAATCTCTTTTGTGCCGCTCAAATGTCAGCTTAGTAATTTTAGAAACTGAAATTCTATTATCAATTACATCATCAATATATTTTTCAGCTATTAAACAGTATTTCATAACTCAGCGAATACATTTTTTTCTTTCTTATCCTCTTTTATATTGAATCTGGACCGGCTTAAAGGATCCAACCCAAATAATGATCCAATTTCACGTACGTTCTTTTGTGCCTGACTTCTTATAGCCACCCATGGACTTGGCTGTTTATATCCAGATTTTGTTTCTATTACAAATTTGGATTTAGTCTTTAGCTCCTGGCATGACATTTCATAAACAGATAATTCTTTTGCCAGGATAGCCAGAAGATGGATGTCAGATTCATAAAGCATATTTTTACTTATTAAAAGCGTTGCTATATCAATAAACATTTTTCTGGAAGCTGCATCTAACCATGTAGGACTTTTAGGCACATTAGACAGAAGGCTAAACTCAATACCATTTTTAATCCTGTCAGTACGAAAAGTACCGGCAAGTTTTTTTTCCTCATCTGATAATTTTTTTCTACCTGGTAACATTTAATACCCCCCTTATGAATTTTGACAGCCTAATCAAGATGT